TGTGTTTAGCGTCGTCGTAGTTCCGTTTACTGTTAGGTTCCCACCGACAACTACATCCCCAGTGGTTTCAACTTTCAAGAATGTTACCGAGGCAGATGTTGATACATCTTGGCCAATAGCGATTGTCGGGCTTGAGCCTTCTGATGGCGTGTGAGTTACGGTGACGCCAGTGCCCTGAGTCAGGCCGGACACATAGTTGCCAGTAGTGTCGGTTCCAAGGTCAATGGCATCATTAACCCAAGCGGTGCCGTTCCACTTCAGAAACTGCCCTGTCGCAACGCTGGTAATGGTTACATCGTTTATGTCATCTATTGAGCTGATTGTTGTTCCAGCATCGTCTGCCGCATTAACCCAAGCCGTACCGTTCCACTTTATTATCTGACCGTTGCTGACCGCCGTAATAGTGACATCGCCGACATCATTAAGCGTTGTCAGCTGGAGCGCAGAGGTAGAAGAAATCCACTTAGAACCATTCCAGCGCCAAGTCTTCCCGGATGCCGAGAACTCCTGTCCAGATATAGGAGAGTTGGGGAAATCTAATGCCATGGTACCTGTCTTGATTCAGTGACTCTGGACTGTCAGTCACCTATTATCTCACAGAGCAACGGCGACGAATCGCATCCAGTTTGTAGCCTTATTTTACATCAAGTTGATGGTTCGGGGAGTTAGGGAAATCAATAGGTGCAGGCATTAGGACTCTATTGTATCTTGGTTACAGGTGGTAGTCATTAACTACCTTACACAGCCTCGTAAATGATGTTCAGATATATTTCATCGCCAGTAGCGGGGGTAACTGGAACAGTATTAGACATTGGGCTGAGTGTTTGCGTTGAGTTTGAAAATGCAAGAACACGGAACACAGACGCATTTGCTACGCCAGCAGGTTGCAGGTTATATCCACCTGTCACGTTTGCATCATAGAAAAGACCGTTGCCGTTAATCGGTCCATAGTTTGTTGGAGTGCTCGCACTAACTGGAAAAGAAAAATAATAAACACCACTACCCAGTGTCGTTGTGCTTCCTATCTGGAGAAATATGGATGCCATAACAAGTTTGTTGACCCGCATATATTTTCCAGTTAAAACACCGTTGCCCAAAACAGGGTTGGTTGTAGCAGCAGTCCATGTTGGTGTGTATGCGATGCTTGTTGCACCAACGCCGTTGAGTGATGCAGCGTTTGTTGAGCCAACCCAAGCCGAACCGTCCCAAACCTTTGTGGCATCCGTGTCAGTTTCATAAATAACCTGCCCGTCATACGGTGATGCAGGGCGAGTAGACGAAGTACACACACCAGGCTTAACAATCGACTGTGCGCCGACAACAGAAGACAAAGGCATTAGATACCGCCCAATAACAGTTGTGCTTCGGCTTCGGTGATACCAAGACGAACAAGCAACGCCTCACGGGCAACTGCTTTTGCCGCAGATGCTTCGGCTAATTCCACCGCTTCAGCACGAACAACCGACAAGTTTGCTTCCTCAGCATCGGTCATATCACGGACAATCTTTTCGCCCGTTTCATGGTCATAAATAGTAATAGTTGTCATACTTTTGCATACCCGTAGATGCGAACTTTGCCAGAGAAACTACCTGATGTGCAGGTAAGAATAAAACCCAAAGCAACAATTGAACCATACGAAAAACCTTGACCAATATAATAACCCGAAGCAGCGTTTTTGGTCCTCAAGGTAAAGTTTGGTTGGACGTGGGCATTGTTAATAATTATTTCACTACAGTTATCTGAACCTGTTGAATATGCCAAAACAAAAAGTGACGCAGCATTGGTTTGCCTTTTTGCTGTCATGGCAGTTCCATCGTAACCGTATCCATCTATTGCTGAATAATATGATGCAGCCTGTGTTGTTGGTCCTGCGTATCTAAACTGTAAACGCAAATCTGCGCTGGTGCTTCCAGCAAAGTTGTCAAACATCACAAGATAGTTGTCGTATGTTGAAGTAAACAAGTTATCAAAAGCAACACTAGTTTGACTAGTGATGGTTGTTGTTGAAATGAACGCTAAACCTGGTGCGGTAGGTGCGGTAGGTGCAGTAGTGCCAGTTTTGTATACCCAAGCGTTTACGTCATATACGGCAATCTTGTCGGTGTCGGTTTCGTAAATAACCATGCCGTCAAACGGGTTAGCAGGACGATTAGATGAAGTACAAACTCCGGGCTTCAGTCCTTGTGAAGTTGCTGAGATTGTCATGCTATTACCAAACTACCAGAGGCTGTGAAAGTACGAATTGTGTATGAACCTGATGTTGTGGCTGTGCCACCAGTAATTGTCAAACTTGATGCGTCGGATGTTAAATATCTACAAATCACAACGCCTGAACCACCTGCACCACCAGAAGGTGTTGCACCACCAAAACCACCAGCACCACCACCGCCACCACCAGTATTCGCTGTGCCAGCAGTACCAGCAGCAGCCCCACTTGAACCAGCACCACCACCACCAGAACCACCAGCACCCCCAGTAGAACTGCCTGTGCCACCGCCACCGCCACCGCGGGTTACAGCAGTACCTGTGATAGACGAAGAAACACCAGCACCACCAGCACCACCAACCGTGTTGCCAGTCCTTGTTTCACCTACTGCACTCGCACCACCGCCGCCAGCATAACTACCGCTTATGCTGTTGCCACCAGCAAAACCTTGCGACGAAGTTCCTGCACTACCAGTAGTGGTTATGTTGTTACCACCACCACCAGAACCACCGATGTTAGGTGTGTTTAATCCCGCACCACGACCACCACCCGTGGAAGTTATAGAACCAAAAACACTGTTTGAACCAGCCGTATCAGAAGCCCCACCGCCACCAACAGTTACTGTGTATGTACCAAGTGTAAGAACCAACGGAGATTCTATGGTCACACCACCACCAGTTGACTCTCCAGCGACAGAAGAACGATAACCACCAGCACCACCACCGCCACCGCTGTAAGTAGAACCATCTGTTTTTCCACCACCGCCACCACCAGCGATAGTTAGGTATTCAACACTTATGCCAGAAATATGTTTGTAGCCACTTGACCAAGCAGAACCAAGCCAAATCTTTACGAAACCAGTATCGGTTTCAAAAATCTGTTGCCCAATATACGGAGAGGCAGGGCGTGTAGAACTAGTACACACCCCAGGCTTCAACGAGCCAATACCGTAGCCAGCATCAAGTCCCATTTAAGCCGTTTGTTTTTCCCAGCCAACAGCCGTTACCGTAACTTTGGCGGCGGTGTCTGATAATCCTTGCAGTGTCTCACCAGCCGCTAAAACAATGGCGGTATCCCAAATCATCACGTCGTTTGCGCCAATGGGCAAGTTCGACATCAATCTATTTGCTGCTGTAGCCGCAGTTCCTATAGCTAGTGTTACGGTGCGGTCAACGGTATCGGTGTTGCAAATAACGACCTGCTTGATGAGGTCGGCATAACCTGCAGCGGCTGTAGCGATAACTGTGGTCGTAGTCCCTAGTTGAACCGGGCCGCCAAGTCGAGCTTCGTTTCTATCCCCTACGGCCATTTTACGCTCCTATAGTCATTGTGATAATTGCACCTTCGGTAGTCGTCGATAGACCACCGGAGGCAGGTATCTCTGCCCATTTGATTCCAGCTGAGGCAGACGAGTCAGCCGTTAGCACATAAGCATTTGATGCACTCAATGCTAACTTTGACGCCGTTATTGCATTAGTAGCAATTTTATCAGTAGTGATAGAACCTGTGGCGATTGTTTGTTCACCAACAATAATGACCCACTGTGTGCCATTGTATTTCCACGTAGTGGTATCTACGGTGAATTCATCGTTGTTTGTTGGGGAGTCTGGAAAGTTAATAGCCATTTAACTATTATCCCATTCTTCGGCGATGTTGCCTTCAGCAACCCATGCTAGATAAGCCTGGTAATCAGAGTTAGCAGGGTCAAACGGGATAATTGCGTTATCTTCCAATCTCCGAACTTGATTCATAGAACCCCAAGGGGCATCAGGGAATAATTTGTACATTTACAACTCCGCCGATGCTGTGTAAGCATAAAAGATAGTGAAATATCCAGTAGATGTACTGCCGCCAATTGATGCTGCTATGTTAAATCCGTTTTGATTTATCTGTTGGGCTGATACGTATCCAACGGCTGTAGAACCGTCACCGTTTGTTGCATTTGAAGCCGCCGCCGTACTGCCCGTAGCAGGGGCATATTGAACTACGGTAGGGGTTGCTCTTTTGGGAACCTTAAAGAAAACACCTGAACCAATACGATTGTAAGCGGCTGGGGTATTGGTATAAATACCCAAACCGATTGATTCGTCCAATGTAGAAGCAGTCCCAGGGGTTGTTCCAATGTTGTATGACTTTTCAAAATACCGTTGGCATTTAGCAAGCGTTGTTCCGAAGTCTTCAGATTCAAATGGTGTAGCAACAGCACCAGCCTCCAACTGAACACCCGTTATCTCAAAATAATCATTCGCACCAGCAGTACCAGTAGGAACCATTTCAAAAATCATATACAACTGAGTTGCAGTAGATGCGATAGTTGCACTATAAGAGAATCTCTGCCATGTTGCAGACAGGGCTACAGTTTGCGCTATTGCCGTGCTTTGACTGGTAAAAGATGTCCAGTGCTGGTCGGTTCCAGTCCCAGAATACAACTGAGGGTTCATTCCGCTACTGGTAGGTGAATAGTTGGCACCTTTTCTTGCATAAAAAGAAAGTGTGACTGTTTTGCCAGCAAATGGAATTGAATTAGCAGTTTCTAATGTGTGAATTATTTGCAATGGTCCTGTATCGGTGTTTGATGCGGTGCGTTGAACCCTTGCACAGTATCTTATGTTTGGCAAATTAGTGGTGTCTGAAGTTGCTTGACGGCTTACCTTAACCGAACCACCACCAGCAGCGGTTCTGCTTATCCATCTATCCGCAGATGCATAACCGTAACCTCCTACTGTTGTTGCATCAGTTGACCTTTGCCAAACACCAAACGACCCGTTGATGACAGCATTGCGATTAGATGTGACATCCGTTGTCGCTGTAAGTTTGGAATTTAACTGGGTCTGAATTGCAGATGTCACACCATCCACATAACCAATTTCAGTGCTAGAAACAGTACCGATAGAAGTCGTAGAAGGGAGAACTACTGTTCCTGTAAAAGTTGGTCCTGCTATGTTTGCTGGTGTGTAGCCAATATTGGTTACAGCGGCTCCTGAAGCAAGTTTTGCGGCTGTGACATTGGCATCTAAAATCTTGGCTGTAGTTATTTCTCCTGTTGGAATCGTATAAGAGTTAGCGGTAATCAGCGACCAAACGGTGCCATCGAATATCCACTTCTTTCCACCTGACGTGAAGGAATCATTTGTGGCTGGGGAGTCCGGAAAGTTGATAGCCATTATGCAATAACCAAACTTCCTGTAGCAGTAAATGTACGAACGGTGTATGAACCTGATGTTGTTGCTGTGCCGCCAGTGATAGTGTAACCAGTTGCCTCTGTTGTTAGGTAGCGAAGGATTACTATTCCCGAACCGCCAGCACCAGAAAGGTATTGAGGGTTATCACGAGTACCGCCACCTCCACCGCCAGTATTTGCTGTTGCATTTTTATTACCAACAACAGAGTTAGCATGTCCGACACCACCACCACCAAGCCCACCTGAGCCACCCGTAGTATCTGACCCACCGCCACCGCCACCTGCATAGTATGTGGCGGTTCCATTTATAGATGACTGAATTCCAACGCCACCGTTACCACCAGTGCCAGCAGAAGAACCATTGCCACCTACGGCTCCAGCGCCACCTCCGCCTCCACCCGTATATTGAATTACCGTTCCTAAACCACCTGCAAAACCTTGTCCAGAGATACCAGTTCCTGCGGCAGCACCTGGACCAGCAGAACCGCCCCCTGACCCACCAGCAATACCTTGTTGCCCTGACTGATAAGAACCACCACCACCACCACCAGTTGCTGTGACCGTGTCAAATACGGAGTTTCCTCCATTGCCACCAGGACTAGCCGCTGCGGTTGTCGCCGCACCTGCAGCACCAATAGTTACCGTATAGGTTCCTAAAGAACGAGACATTGTGGAAGTTAGCAAACCACCAGCACCGCCACCACCGCCAACTTGGGCACCACCACCGCCACCGCCTGCAACGACTAGATACTCAATAGCAATAGGTGCATTGTGCTGTGTGCCATTACTCCATGCAGAACCTAACCAAACTTTTTGCATTTTTGTATCAGTCTCAAAAATGGTTTGCCCTGTAAATGGTGATGCAGGTTTTGTGCTTGAAGTACAGATTGTTATACCGCTTAAAGTTGAAGCAAGTTTTGCTTGCGTGACAGCGTTGGAAGCAATGTCTGCTTCTACAACTGCTCCTGCTGCGATTTTTGCACTGGTAACTGCTCCGTCAGCAATATCTGCCTCTACAACGGCTCCAGCAGCAATCTTCGCAGTGGTTATAGCACTATCGGCTAATTCGGTCGTGCCGATAGAACCAGCCGCCGCAACGGTGCCTGTGATTTCCCAAATTGTTCCCGACCATGACCAAGTACGTGCACCTACCGTGTAAGTATCACCAACGGTGGGAGAGGCGGGAAATTCAAGGGACATTTTCTATTACTCCGAAGGAATAACGACTTCCACCCACTCTTGCTCTTCTTCGTCCCAACTGTACATACCTTCTTCTGGGCGAGCAACTGGTGCTTCCCATTCAGTGGTGTCTTCGTTAAGCGTCCAAGAAGGGAAAGGCTTGGGGGCGATGTATGCGTCCAAAGCAGAGTTGTAGGTGTAGCCAATACCTGCATAGCGAGCACGAATGTTGCCGTTGTATGAGGTTTGCTTCCAAGTTCCACCCAACAGATTACGACAGAATTCAGCGCCTACAGCCTCTGATTCGTCGCCCTCTGCGTCTTTGCAATCATCGTTAGATACTACGATTACTCGCAATACGATGTTGTCTTCGCCGATTTCTGCAAAATGTGCCATGTTTCTTTGCTCCTGTTGTTGTGTATATTTTACACTGTTTTGTGTTGTTGATTTTTGTTGAATTCCTAAAAGGTTATGCTTCCCGAGGCGGTAAAAGTATATATTCTGTAGCCACCTGTTGTTGTTAATGTTGGGGAACCAGTAGTAGATATTGCTTCCGAGTATGCGTCTAGATACCGAACAATGACCACACCAGAACCACCACTACCTGCGGTATTCCCACTATCACCGCCACCTCCACCGCCACCGCCAAGATTGGCGGTTCCGTTTACACCATTGGAAACGGCTCGCTTACCACCAGCACCACCACCGCCTGAACCACCATTGCCAGTTAAGGTTCTGTTCACATTCGTGCCCGCTCCACCACCACCTGCGTAAGTGACTGCTGAGCCAGTAATAGAGTTTGATGTACCAGCACCACCATTACCTTGTGTAGTAGTGGAACCAACGGCTGTGGTACCAGCCGCAGACGAGCCACCACCACCACCACCCGATGAAGTACCACCTCCAGAGTCAACACCATTACCACCTGCAAAACCCTGAGCGGGCGAAGTGACAGGTGATGAAGCCTGTCCGTTATTGCCTATCGCATTACCATCACCACCACCACCTGAGCCACCTACGGTTGCAGGCATGCTTGCGCCACCTGCACCGCCACCACCACCAGCAGAGGTGATTGTAGAAAACACAGAGTTTGAACCTGCCGTACCAGATAATTCACCAGAGCCACCGCTTGCACCACCAGCACCAACCGTGACCGTCAAAGCCGTTCCCGATGCTACGGCAAAAGAGGACGAAGTTCGGTATCCCCCAGCACCACCGCCACCACCGCCGCCTTGTGTATCGCCACCGCCTCCGCCACCTGCAACAACGAGGTATTCAACTGCTGTTGGAAGAACTGACAGGGCGCGTTGCTGAAGAGCAGTAAGACTCAGCATTCCTTTTGCGCCACTCCGCTTTGGTCCAATAGCCCCACCATGTCCTCTAGCCATTAACTAATCTCCTCATAACTACATACTGCTTCAAGGTCAGAGTTAGCAGAAGCAGTAAGGCGCAAATCATCGCCTTCTTCTAAATAAATAGATTTACTAATGACATCGAGTGTTGCGTCTGCCGGGACAGAAACAGTGTGGGCAATTTCATAAGAAATAGAAGCAGAAGAACGATACAAACCAACTGAGATGTCTGCGGCAGAGGTACCATCGACGTTTGCTATGTACAAGGCATTGACCTTTAACACTTTGCCGCTTGCTGCAGCATTTGTAACAATGGCAGTAGCCGCTGTCGTTACTTGCTGTACGGCCGTTTTACCTAAGATGGTTGTTACGTTGACGATATTTGGTGCTGCCATAAAATCTCCTCAAGACCCAAAAACTAGTGACATTGCGATTGCCTTGCCTGTTGACACTGGGGTATCCCATTTTAGACCAGTTGCCGTAGAAGAATCTACAGTAAGAACCTGACCAGCAGAACCTGCTGTAAGCCCACCAAGTGTGTTATCGGCTGTTCCGACAAGAAGGTCACCCTTGGCGTTGATGGTGTTGACAAGGGCACTGAATGGTGAAGCGCCAACCTCAATCCAGTTTGTTCCGTAATAAACGTATGTACCACCTGTGAGGGAGTTGAACCATATTTGACCAGAAACAGGGTCGGCTGGGGCGGAATCTTGCACACTCGCTGTTACGCCCGATGCACCGATTTCAATCCACTGCGAGTCATAATAAACAAATGTTTGGGCAGTATCGGTGTCAAACCACATACTTCCTTCAAGTGGTGACGCAGGTGCGGAAGAACTGGACACCATTCGTGCGCCCGTACCAACTCCACCCACTTCAATCCATTGAGAGTCGTAGTAAACAAAAGTTTTGCCATTGGTTGACTGAAACCAAATTTGACCAGCAGTAGGAGATGCTGGGGCTGTATCGGAGATACTTGCGCCACCAACAATCGTGTCAGCGACCCATGCGGTACCGTTCCATTTTAGAAACTGTCCAGATGATGGTGTGGCTACAGAAACATTACTCAGGTCGTCTAGTGTCGCATTAAGTGCGACTGTCGCAGAAGAACCTTCACCGGGTGTGTGAGTGACTGTTATGCCTGTACTGGCGGTCACATCAGAAACATAGTTTCCTGTTGTGTCTGTTCCAAGAGCAACAGAGTTTGCGGCTATTGACGCAACACCCGTATCAGAAATCGTTATGTCACCAGAAAGTGTCGTATAGGTTGGAATACCTGAAGAGTTGGCGATAACCACTTGTGCTGATGTTCCCGAAGCCAACTTGGTAAGAGCAATTGCTGCTGAGGCATTAATATCGGCATTAACGATGGTGCCGTCAACAATCATGTCTGATGTGACTTTTCCTGAACCTATCGCCGTGACACCTGCACCATTTACTGTCACATCACCCGAAAGCGCGGTTGCTGTAAGAACACCAGAGGTTGTGGTGCCAAGAAGAATCTGACCCGGTGTAGCGTTGGCAAGTTTGCTGTGGGCGATAGCGGCTGATGCGCTGATGTCTCCATCAACAATTGTTCCGTCAGTTATCATTGCTGATGTGACAGTTCCGCTATCTGCGGTTGTAACTATATTGCCGTATGTCGTTCCGTCGTTGGTGACTTCCCACTTGTCGCTGGTTTCATTCCAACGAACTAGAACATTGGCGGATGTTCCACGCTCAATCTCAACGCCAGCGTTAGTTGTTGGTGAAGCGGTAACATTTGAGTTGAGAACGACAATGTTGTCCTCTATTGATAGCGTTTCCGTGTTTAATGTTGTTGTCGTTCCGTTGACTGTGAGATTTCCGTCAACTGTTACATCATTGAATTGGACATTAGATGTTGTTCCAACAGCCTGACCGATTCCTATTGTTGGTGTTCCACCTTCTGAGGCTGTTCCGTTAGTGAGAGTGACACCCGTACCAGCAACAAGCGATGCAACATAGTCACCAGTAGTCTTTGTTCCAAGAGCCACTGTGTTGTCTGGGAGTGTTACAACTCCAGTAAAAGTAGGCGAGGCGCTTGGGGCCTTAGAATCAATCTGTGTTTGGATAGCAGACGTAACCCCATCAACGTAGTTAAGTTCAGTTGTTGAAAGCGTAGCCCCATCAAGAATATTTAGTTCTGCGGCTGTTGAAGTAACACCAGTTAAATCCGTTGGAGCGATAGAAATATTTGTAGAACCATCAAATGATTGACCAGCGATATTTCTTGCTGTTTGTAAGACCGTTGCAGTAGATGCGTTACCAATGAGTGGCGCAGTAACAGCAGCAAATTGTACTGATGCAGAAGTACCTACAGCCTGTCCAATTGCAATCGTAGCATTTGAACCTTCGCCTGGGGTATGCGTGATTGACACACCAGTACCTTGCGTAAGGTCTGACATGTAGTTGCCAGTTGTGTCTGTTCCGAGAGCTACAGAGTTGGCGGAAATTGTTGCCACACCGCTTCCGTCGACAGTGATGTCACCACTTATCGCCGTGTAGGTTGGAACCCCAGATGCATTAGCAATTACCACTTGACCAGATGCTCCAGAAGCAAGTTTTGACAGCTCTATAGCAGCCGATGTATTGATGTCAGCATTAACAATAGTGTTATCTGCAATCATCAGACTCGTAATAGAGCCAGTATCACCAGTTGTTACTACCATTCCTGTTAGGTCAGGAAAAACAATTACCCTGTCAGACGTTGGGTCAGTAATCGCAATAATTGTTTCGTAATCGTCGGCAGTTGCGCCTTCAAAAGTGATATTTCCGTTTAATGTCAATCCAGCAAATGTTGGTGTTGCTGATGCTGCTACAGACTGACCGATTGCAATGGTTGGGGTGGACGTTTCTCCAGAGTTGTTGCTGAGTGTGATGCCCGTTCCAGCAACGAGTGATGCAACATAATTCCCAGAAGTATTTGTTCCGAGCACAACATCACCAAAAGACAAATCACCAGAACCGTTTGTTTTTAGAACCGAACCAGCTGCACCATCAGCACCAACTGCACTAATAATTGATGCTTCTGTTGTACCAACAATCGTTGTGAAATCTAAAACTCCAGAACCATTTGTAGTAAGCGCTTGTCCGTTAGTTCCATCTCCACCAGCCGCAGAAATAATTGCTGCTGCATCAATGGCTGGAACGGAAGCCCACTCAAGTCCTGTTGCGGTTGAGGAGTTTGCCTTTAGGTAAGTTCCATTTGAACCAACTGCAAGATTGTCTGCTGCACCGTCTGCAGTTCCAACAATCAAATCACCCTTGGCGGTGACCGTGTCTAATACGAAGTTAACTACACCACCACCACCAACTTCCACCCAAACCGAATCGTAATAAATAAACATTACGCCGAGGATGGAATCAAACCACAAATCACCAGCAGCCGGTGATGCTGGCGCCGACTCGCTTACCGTAACGCTTGCGCCACCGCCAGTTGGTTCCTCGTTTGTCCAGTACGTTCCGTTCCATGTGAGAACATCGCCAAAAGCAACGGAAGCAGTGGTTACATCGGATAGGTCGTTGAGTAGTCCAACTGTGCTTGCGGTTCCTGGGGCGAACTTTGTTCCATCAAATTTAAGAACTTGGTCGGATGCTGCTCCAGTTGGGTCAATTTCTGTTCCAGAAACAAATAGACCAGCGGCCTTAAATGTGTCGTCTGTCTTTAGAACATTCGGAGCATCTCTG